ACGGCTAAAGAACCAGTTGTAAAAATACCTGAAGTGGCAATAATGCCTTGCATAGTTAAGCGGTCATTTTCGGCAGGGTGTGAGCCGTTTTGTAACCAACTAGGCGGTGTTCTTAATGCCATTTTTTCTCCTAAATATACGCGTTATACCAAGTAACACTACAAGAAGTTGTGCCAGCAACCGACAACGAGCCTGTCAAATAATACTGGGAAGTGCCAGGTGGCAAATCAAACCACTCCGAGTTACCGACCAATAAATTTCGCGCAGGATTGCCGTTAAGTGTAATGGTTTTGTTGTATAAATCAATTACAAGAGTGTCTGTATCCACCAAAGTGCCTGAAAAATATAAATATTGATTTGTTGTAACGTTTCCAACAATTGTGTTAAATAAAGGTCCAGTAATCGTAATTGTTGGATATGCCGTAGCCCAACCGCTATTTGTTACAGAAGTTGTGGTGGAAAGCGAGCCATAGCCGTAAGTTAAATTGTAAGTGCGATTGTAGGTTCTGCCCGGTGCGGCAGATACGTTAAGAGTTGCCGTTTGTTGAGTTGAATCAAAATAATATGGATTAGGGCAAAAAAACTCCACTTGCGAAACTATATAACCATAAGTGTAGTTAGGGTCAATATTTGTGCGTAAAGCACGAACGCGAGCATTTACAAACTGTTCTCCGCCAGCCGAAGATAATCTAAAATATAAAGGCGTAGTGCCTGTTGTTTGTGGCAATAACGCTTGTTGAATAATGTTGTAGTTTTCTTGCGCGCTATATGCGCCTGCGCCTAAAGTTAAAAATGTAATTGAAATTGTGCGACCGCCAAGAAAGTCACGCCCTGAAAACATACCATCTTGATAGCCGCGAATATCATCTTGATTACGAATGGCAGGCAAACTTTCAAGCCCATCTACGCTCTGTATCTGATAAGGAGAACCAGCGCCGCCAAATGTTTGTCCGTCAAATGAAAATTGATAAAGAGTTGTTATTGGCATTATTTTGCTCTAATCGCTAATCCGTAACGAATAACGCCAAGCAATGAGTTGTTCATGGCGTCCACATCTAAACTGCCCGAAACATTATTTGTAACGTTAATGTTTGTATTTGTATTTGTGTTGCCAGTAGTTGAACCTTGAGTTCCACTACTTCCATTAGCAAGAGCCGCTGCCGCTGCCGCGTTTGCCGCTTCTTGTGCCGCAATACTTGCCGCCATAGCGTTAGCGGCGGCTTGGCGAGCGCCTAATTCAACAAGAAGATTTGCCACTTCAACAAGTTTAATCTTTAACTCGGCAATTTTTTCTTTTGTAGATTCCAAAATTTCCGTAACGGCTGTTTCATAATTCTTTTGTGTTTCTTCTAATCTTTCAGCCAACGTTTTAGCGGCGTCTGCCAAGCCTTCATCAAGCGTTTTTTTGGCGTCACCTTGTGCGTCTTTTAAGTTTTTATCAGCCTCAGCCAAAGCCTCGTTTAAGCGGTCTTGCGCTTCTTTTAGAGCCTCGTTAAGTTTTTCTTGCGCTTCAGCCATTCGGCGCATGCGTTCTTCCGCCGCTTCTTGCATGCGGCGCATATACGATTGATTTGCTTCTGTTAAGCCTCGTTGTAAATCGGAATCAATTTTTTGTAACGCGTCTTTTAAATCAACGGCAACTTGCTTATATGCGTCACGTAATTGTTTTGTGGCAAGATTTCCGCCAGCGTTCATTGTTTCTGCCAATGAATTTAAACCATTTTCAGATACATTTTCAGAATCTAAAAATAATTGTTTTAATTCGGCTTGCGTTTCAGGATTTGCTTTTAGTAACGCTTCTGCCATCTGATTACCCATTTCGGGACCATTGGCAACTATTTGTTCAATAAATGTTTGTGAGTAACCTGCGCCAGCAAGTTTGGCGGCATTTTCTTGTAACTGTTTAGCGGCTTGTAACTTCTTTTTAAAATCATCAATAATGCCTTCAACGCCACCTTTTTCAAAACCAACTTTAAGGTCAAACTTTAAACCGCTAGCAAAAGCGTTACGTAATCTATCTATGGATTGTTGCATAATAGATTTTTCTTTTTCGGCGGCAGATTTTTGTGCTTCTATTCTTGCGTTGGCGGCATTTCCTTGAAGGTCGCTAATTTGTTTTTGATAATCTGCTTGAATATCCATTGTTTTGCTCGCGTAATCAGATTCAATATCTGCGATAGTTTTGGCATAAGCACTACGCGCGGCTATTTCTGCTTTGTAATATGCGGCATTAGCGTCAGCAACTTTTTCGTTATATGTTTCTTGCGCCTTTGACATGCGCTCGTTGTATTGGTCTTGTAATTTAACAACTGTGTCATTGTGGCGCATGTATGCTTCTTCAATTTCTGCGTCACGTTTAGCGGCAACTTTAGCCAAATCTTTGGCTTGGTCGGCATAAATCTTGTTCATCTTGCCAAGAATTTCGTCTGCTTCTTCAGTTGCTTTTTTAATTTGGTCGTTTTTTTCTTTTATCGCCTTTTTTTCTTCAGCAGTAAGACCGCCTTTTCCTTTGGCGCCTTTTCCAGTATTTTCTAATTCTGGTATTTCTAAACCTTTACCGCCACCAATTTTAATTGGCTTGTTTAACTTATCAAGATTAGCCGCTAACGATTTGGCTTTAGCGGCAGCCTTATCGGCAAAATCTGATACGCCATCTAAACCTTTATTTAAAATATCTAAGCCTGCTTTGGCAAATTTACCAACACCGGGCAATTTGGACAATACTGTAAGCATTGTTTTTAATGGCGTTAAAACAAATTTTAAAATTGCTTCTGCTACATCGCCTAAAGTTGGAATAATTGAAGCAAATGCCGTAAGCGCAACTTTTCCAACTTGAATAACGCCTTTACGGAAAGTTTCTGATTTATTCCATAACATTACAAATGCGCCAACAAGTAACATGGCGGCACTCACTACAAGACCAATTGGATTAAGTTTCATTGCTCCATTAAGTGCTAATTGCTGACCTGTTAATAATTTAGTCACTGCGACTTGTATGCCAGTAATAATGCTCCACGCTTTTGTTAGTGCCATTTGAATTTTAACTGCGGCGTTATATGACGCTAAAGCCACGCCTACTGTTATGATAATTCCACCAAGAATTTTAAATGCTTCAGAGTGCTTCTTAATAAACTCAACGCCTTCATTGATTTTGTCCAAAGTTTCTTTAATTAGTGGCAATAAAGCCGCGCCTAAAGATTCCGCAGTATCGTTAAAACGTTCTTTAACAATCTGTAATTGAACAGCAAATGTTTTTGTGGCGTTTTCTGCCTGTGTTCCAATTTTGCCATTTAACTCGTCCATTGCTTTGGCAACGGCTTCAGATTTAGGCAAAGTAGTGTCTAAAGTAATTCCCATTTCCTTGAACGCTTTGGCGTTTCCTTGACTTGCCTTAGCCAAGATTCCAGCCGCTTCTGTTAAACCAATATTTTTAGTGCGCGCCAAGTCAGCCGATAGGGCTAATAGTTTTTGTGATTCATCAATATCGCCAGTAACTCGTAACAAGTTTTCAAAACCAAGTGCGGCAGAATCTCCTGAAAATCCTAAATCTACATAACTATCCGTTAATGTTTTAATCTGTTCTCTATTGGCGGCAGTATTAACGCCAACAGCACTCATTGTTGCGCCAAGTTTATTTAATGCTGTTTCTGCTTCCATCGCCTCTTTAACGCCAATAGCAGCAAAACCAGCAAATGCCGCACCTAGCCCAAGTAAAGCGCCTGTGGCTAATTTAGAAGCCTTTTCCATATTGCCAATTCCAGCACTTGCTTTACCGCCTGCGCCTTCCATTTTTTCTAATTCTTTATTAACTTCTTTTAACTCAGAAATGGCTTTATCGGCAAGGGCTTTAATTTCAATAATTGCTGGTGGAAGAAAATTAGCCATTATTTACCGCCAACAGATAAATGTTTGCGAACAAGAGCAGGCAACATTGGCTTAAATTTAATGTAAGCAGGAGCCATGTATGGGAAACCTTTCATGGCTGATGTTCCTTTCCAAGAGCGTGGCGCATACGCACCGCCTAATTCTACGGCACGACCATATTCAATCGTGGGACCAACTATAACTTGATATTGACCAAAACCAACTTTACGTTTTTGACCTGTTATAGAACGCCGTAAATTTCCTGTTCTGTTCATTGGCGGTTGTCCAGCAGTTGCTTTATCCCAAACGCCATCTGTTTTGCCACGCCTGCCTTGTATTTCGTTTTTGGATAATTGAATCAAAATAGTCATTGCTTCGCTTGCTAACGCTTCTGCGCCTGAACCAATGCTCTGCTCGGCTTTCTGTAATGATTCACGAACCAATTTAAGGTTTGTTGTAATCATTTTCCACCTGCTTTACTATTGTTGAGATACCAATTACCCATTCAACCAAATTTGCTGGCTGTTCATCTACTTCAGTAGGCGTCCAGCCAAATTCTTTGGCGCAAAGATAATAAAACCATTCTTCATCGGGATACGTAAAGGCTTCATGGCGTTCGCCGCCTTCAAGTATCCATTTTAATCTTTGGAGTTTCCGAAAGGGCTATCGGCGTCCTTTTCGGTTTCTTCGGTCTTGGCTAATTTAGGAAATAGAACTTCTTGTGCGTCTTTGGTTTGTTCTACCAAAAAGTCATAATCTGCCATCTCTAATTCTTCAAGTGTAGAAATACGAACAGAAGGCAAAATTAAGTCTAAAGTCCAAGATTCAATTAAAACGGCAATTAAGCCATCTGTAAAAGATAACGCTTGCATAATGCCTTCATCTTCCTTAGAAGCCGCGGCATAAATCTTTTTGCGGTCTTTTACGCGTAAATCATTTGGGTCACGTAGAACAACTTCTGCTCCACTTTTTGGTAGTTTAATTTTCTTGCTTGCCATTTTGTTTCCTTCCATTAGAGGTATTTGCCTTCCAGTTTTTTAATTTAGAGGTGCTAGAGAGTGGGAACAGGGAAGGCGACTGCTCAACCAACTCTCTAGCACACTTGTTCAGAAACTATGCGTAAGTTCCTGAAGCCTTTGCGTTTTGTAGCACCCATTTAATTGGCGCAAAGCCGCCAGTTGAACCAGCGTCTGTTGTATTGCCTTGTCCGTTGAGTGTTACAGATACAGAAACAAAATCATCGCCACGTTCTACTACTGCCGCTGTGTAAGCGCCTTTAGTAATTGTTGCTTGAATTTGAACTGCTGTTGCGCCTGCGCCGTATGCCCAGTTAAGAACAATGGCTGGCTGTGTGTTATTTAGGAAGCGTGTTAATTCTGTATCGTTTTCCATAATAAATTTAAATGAGCCAGTTACTTCTAGTGGCCCAAGATAAACCTGATATGGGTCTTGTGTTTGCGAAATTCCATAAATTGGAGTTACGCCACGCTTCATTTCAATACTGCCTTCAATGGCATTAGATACTGATGAACCGCCAATAGAAACAGTTCCTTGCCAAACAGGAGTAGGCAATACTGTGCTCCAAGTTGGAGTTGGTGCGCTTGTTGTGGCACTTTCCCAACCAGTTGATTTAGCGTCAAACTCCAACATGCCATCGGCATTAAATTTCAATGAAAAATCGCTAAATTGGCAACCTGGGTATTGTCTTACGTTTGCCGCATAAAAATCGGTTAATGTGTAAGAAATTGGTTGGTCATCTGCGGCTACTGCGGCAGAATTCTTTAGCGAAATTGTGTGCGTATATGGTGCTGAGGCGCCTGTTGTGGCTACCGAACCCATAACTCCTGCGAGCGCATAGCCGATAGTGTCAGCAAATACTGCGCCGCCAAAGTCAAACGTTGAGCGTGTGCGACCCGGAATGTAGTTGTAATTAACAACATTAGAACCGCGCAAGCCTGTATCGTAAAGCGCGTCAATTACGTTTTCTGTTTTTAATGAATCTTTAGCAACAGGAATAAAATCTGTTGCCGCTACTGCTGTTCCTTTTGTGGCTTCTTTGGCGATACCCACATAGGAACGAACGGAACTTTGGACTGCCATTTATTCACTCTCCTACTTTCTTGTCTGTTACAGACGCTGGTTGTGCTACTGGTTTTGTTTCTGTTTTTGTTCCGCTTGCCGCAGTAACATCAGCCGCGCTAAAACCTTCAGGCGCGTCAAATTCTTCGCCTGATTTGACAATAATTCCAAGCGATGGAATCACGCGTTCATCTGTTCCAATGTATTTGTATTTCATTTGTGCTCCTATGCTTGAATCATTTCTGTAACGTCAAACTGTAATTCAGCAAATAACTCCGTAGCGCCTTCCTCATTAGTTGCTGGCTCACCGTATGAGGCATTAATAATAGGCTCTGCGCCTTGCCACACTAAAGTGCCTGTTGTATCACCAAAGTTGTGGTCGGAACGTAGTCTAGTCTTAATATTATCAATAAGTGTATCAAAGTCTGCCATAACATTTTCGGCATTTCGGTGTAGAGAGTGTTGGTAAATTTGTAGCACAATGCCGTAATCAACGCGTTTCCAACCGTTAGTGGCGCCGCCAATTGCCAAGCGTGTTTCATTTTCAGATTGAATAAAAATTACAGCCGCCGCCCTAGACATTTGCCCTGCTGACGCGCCTACTTGAAAATTTATACGTTTTGGAAAAGACGTAAAAACCTGATTAAGATTTGCTATCGGCGGAGTAAGTAAAAAGTTGTATAACGTTTGCCGAACGCCAACGCGACCTGCCATTAACGTATCCTTCGGTAAAGATTAACCATATCTAGCGCCATTTTTATATCTGTGCCATAACGTTGGTCGCCGCCTACGTTGGCTTGTGGGAAAGTGGTAATACTCATAGTCATAGAAGAATCGCCACGAACACGCAAAAATGCCGTTGTTACCAAAATAGTGGCTTCTTTAATTGCGTTTGGCAAATTACCAAAAGTTACGCCTGACGCGTGAGTGTAAAGTAGTGCTGAAGTAAGCGGCACAGTTGTTGAGCCGTATGTGTAATTGCTGGCAACTGTTACTGTTTCAGAATTTGCGCCATCATAAATGCGATATTTGCCGCCTGCTGTAATTCCACTAGCGTCTTGAACTGTCATGCTTGTTGCGGCGGCTGTTGCTGTTGCTATTGCGTTATTTACATAGCCTGCCGTGTAATTGTATTTTGTAAAAATGGGATAGGCGTTACTGCCAGCGCCGCCAAACGAAAGTGGTCCCTGTGAAGAATATGTTAATGATAGTTGGCTAATCGGAATAATAACTTGTTGATTTTCAAACCATGAAACCGAGCAATCAGATAGTGTTACAAGATTATTTGGGTCTGCGCCATATTCAAAACTTTGTAATGAAATTATTGGGCTGTTATTAGGGTGTAACGCAATGAATCCGTTAGGCGTAAAACGTGTGCGTTGCGTTTCTGTATAAGTTTGCGCGCACAAATTTTGATTCAAGTATTCGTCAAGAAAAGAACTTGCTCTTAATATAACGCGAGCCAATTCAGCGTCTTGCGCCGTTGAGTTTCCGCCAACAACTAAATTATCTACATCAATCGAAGTTGGTGCGTTTTTGTATTCAGCAATTGTCAGATAAGGATTTTCTGTAAATGGCGTGATACTTGAAATGCCAGTAGCCATTAGTCACCATCTTTCATAATGCGTTCATTTACATGACCGCAACGACCACACTTAATAAACCATGAACCAAAACCGCACTCTGAGCATGTAAAGCCAAGATTCTCGCCATTAGTGGCTGGACCCATTAACGAAGCCTCAAAAAAGCCTTCTGCTTTCATTTGAGCCGCGTGTTTTGGATTCTCTACATTAATAACGCCTTTTTTATCAGGGTTATATTTGTAAGTTCGCCGTTCCGTTCTAACATCAACGCCACGAACGCCGCCATCGGGTGCTATTAATCGTGCCATTTTCCCCTTCTCTCTTTAACTAAGTGTGGCGCGCCTTCAACGCCACACCTCGTCAATTAACTACGCGCCAACGATTCCTGAAACTGCGCCGTTCCATGCTGGAGCGGTGCAGAAGAAGGTTCCACGGAAGTATGTGCTGAACTCATAAGCAAACTGAGTTACAGGCCATTGGATTCCCATGTAATCCTGAACCAAGAAGTTTGACCAAACATCAGAAACCTCTGTATCAGGAATTGGCAAAGTGTAAGAAACAACTGGTGATACGCCTTGTGGCAACCATGGGTGAACCGTTAGTGGCACCATCTTTCCAGTAATTTCGTTGTTAAGCGCACCAATTACAGCGCCGCCAACATAATCGCCAACCTCTGTCTGAGAGAGATTAATACGATAGTTAGCAGTTGAGCCGTTCTTGATTGCGTCTGAGAGTTGCTTGCGGTCTGCGCCGTTTAGGAAAATTTCATCAGGGTCAGCCTTAACTGCGTCATATAGACGGCTAAATACGACCTGATATTCATTTCCTGGGTTGCTTGTGCTAAATGTGCTGTTGATTGCGTTGTTGTATCCGCTATTTGCGCCAAGAACAGTTGGAAGAATTCCATCATATCCAGTTGCGTAAGCGGAAGTATCAGCAGAAGCACGTGTAGCGGCAGCGCCAGTTGTTGTAAATGCGGCGTTGTTTCCAGTTAGACCAGAAGCGCCAGCACCTTGAATTGTGAAAGTGCCAGTTCCCTTTAGGGTTCCCTGATACTTTAGATTTGCCGCGCCAGTAGCAGTTCCAACATAAATGTTGTAGCCAAGTGCGCCTGCTACGGCAGTTCCAACAGTAACTGTTAGAACATCGCCTGAAGCAACAGCGGTTGAGGCTTCAGTTCCGAGAATAGATTCACCGAAACCTGCGCCTGAAATACCTGCGTCTGCGGTTACATTTACATAGTAAGTAGTTGCGGCAAGTGCTGTCTGAGAACCTGAAGCAACTGGTGAAGCCAATGTAAATGTTGGCGCTGAAAGTGCGCCTGAATATCCTGAAGCAGTTCCGCGAGCCATCAACATCATGCGCTCTTCCATCAACATTGTTGCGTAGAGAGTGCTTGTGCTTGATAGTTGGCGCAAATCTTGGTAACCAAGACCAGAGAAGTTTGCGTCAAATGAAACGCTGTCAGATAGTGAGTAAGAGTTGTATGGCAACACTAGGTCATCTGCGGCGTAAGAAATCTTTGGTCCACGCTCGTAGTTGATTGAACCAAAAGCAGTTGTTGTGCTTTCAGTAATTCCCGGCCATGTATTTCCAATTCCACCTGTGCCAGTACCTGTGTAACCAGTAATGCGCTTTACGCGGTGGCTTGTGCCAACACCCTTCTTACGAGGCATTTTGTTACGTAGAGGTGTTGGACGTGGTGTAAGCAACTTGGAAGGTGCTTCTAGGTCAAAAGCCGCAAAAGAAGTGCTTAGTGGGCTTGTGAGAGTAATGTCTTTCTGAATATCTTGCATAGCAAGGCGTTGTGAAGCAAGTGCGTTGTTGAGCGCAGAAACTGCGTCAGGTGTTAATGACTTGTTTGCTACTGCGTTTTCAAGAACAGCAACTGCGTTGCCGCTTGCTTGTCCAAATGTGGCGTTGCCTGACTTGATTGCCATAATGGCAGATGGGTCGGTAACGGCATTGCCCATGGACTTGTTAAGTTCTGCTGAATATTCTTCTTGACGTAGTGCCGCGTCTTTTGCGGAACCTGCGTCAGAAAATAGTTCAGAAGCCTTTGGGGCGTTGAGAGCCATTTCTTTCCTTTCGTAAAGAGTTTTACTTATCGGTTGGTTTAATTGCTAAGGCTTTGGCTTCAAAATCTTGAGCCAATTCCTTGTATCCTTGCGCCAATTTCTTGTCGCTGGTGTTGGCGGCTTTGGCGCGATACTCAACAGCCTTTACAAGAAACTCGCTATAAGTTTCTACATCGGCTTTAAGTGCTGTGCGCTTTGGACCACCTGCTACTGCTTTATTCTTAGCCGTTGCTAATTCATCTTGTAACTTATTAATCTCCTCTTTGTAGGAACTAATCTCATTAGTTACGGATTCAGTAGCACTCTTTACGGCTTTCTTAATGATAGCGGCAATTGCCTTATCATTGAAAGCAGAATCTTCTTCATCATCAAACACATCTCCTTCATCGCCAATTACTGTGCCAATTTCTTCAATTGTTGCTGGCGGCACGATTGTGCTTTTTGGAGTTTGTGTAGGTGAAATCATTGTTGCTGTTGAAACGTTGGCAGTTTCGTTATTTGGAACTCCGCCTGTTACTTCAACAGTTGTTTTGCCGTGTGAATTGCCTACTAAGTTACAGCCACACTCTAAACATTTTTCTGTATCGGCAGATTTGTGAGGAACAGGCTTCTTGCCTTCGGCTTCTTCAACTTCTTCTTCAGCCGCAGTTGGTTTGCTGCCTTCTTCAGTTTCTTCCTCGGCAGTTTCGCCATATTGGCGTTTTTCCTCAACTTCATCTTCTTCATCTTCGTCAATTTCAATTTCAATGCCAGCCTCTTTACACATTGACTTGCACTCATCAAGTGCTTCTTTAGCCATCATGTATTTCTTTTTGGCATCTTCGTATTGCTTTAGCATTTCTTCTTTAGACGGCTTCTCTGAAACCGCTTTTTCATCTTCGTGTTCCATTTTTTCTCCTTTTACGGTTTCATCAATGGTTTCAATTAGTTCTTCTACTTGAACTAATTCTTTGCCATCATCTGACTTTGCCAACATAAGTTTGGCGTTTGGATTCGCTGGTCTATCTACTAGCGAAACCTCAACAATTTGTCCATCAATGATTCTGCCATTTGCCGCTTTGTTATCGCGCACAATTCGTGGCGCGCGAATACCAATGGAGAAACCTTTCAATACGCCAGTTTCAACTTTCTTAACGCTAACTGGGTCCACAACAAGTGCCGAAATATAATGTCCGTCATTTGTGCTGTTTAATTCTTTGGCAACGCCAGCCGCAATATTGCTGTGTTGTTCTCTAATGTTGCCGCCTGTTTTGAACCATTCAGGCATGGCTTTTTCTAACCATGACGCGTCACAAATTTGTTGGTCAATATCAACCGAATCATCTGTTGCTTTGCCATAAACCAATAATGTGCCATCTTCCAATTTTTCTTGCTTAATGATTTGAGCAAACGCGCTAGTTATATCAAGTGCCATAGATTTTTCCTTTTTCTTTTCTCGTTCGGCGATACTGTTTGCCCACGCTTTGCCTGCGTCACCGCCCCATAACAGCCACGCTATGTAGCCTTTAGATGGATTTGAGGCGTTTCCCCAGTTTTCTCCTTTTTTATCCACTTCATGTCGTGCGAAATAACTTACCATACGATTGATGGTTTCTAACGGTAAAGACTTGCCGTTAGACAAATCTCTTGCTCGCGCCACGCCAACTTCTGTGCCGCCTCTGCCAAATTCGCGGCGTAATTCTAACCCACGCGCGGCGTTTTGTTGAACTGTTTTAGGCGGTGTAAATCCATCTGCTTTTGTAATCATTTTGCCACTCTCTTTTTTGCGATAACCGCCGCCGCGTTTCTTGTATTCTCTGACAACCCAAGCGTTAGCAACGGCAGACGGATACACGTCAAACTTTTCTTTGGCTTCACGCTTGATTCTGTTATACAAATCTTTATCAGACGGCTCAGAATCGCCGCCGCCTGTATTAATGTTTTCGTAATCAGGTTCTTCGGCTTTTTTGGCGTCCTCTACGTGTATGTAAAGTGCCGCTAACTGGTCTTTTGCGTCTTGTTCGGTGTTGTGGCAACCCATTACTTTGCCAGTTTCATTATTGACAACAGGATATCCAGCGCAATCATGTGAGCCTTTTTTGCCAATGTGATACGGCATTAGAGTGTCCAAAGTAGGCAAAGTTTTGAAGATGAGGCACTTACACACCAAATTTGTTCGCCGCCATTAAGTTCCATACCTAATACTGTTCCGTTATTTAAGTTGTAACCTTCTAAATCTCCTGTGACAGTTACAGTTGCGTCACCTAAATACGCTTTACTTCCGCCTTCATTTGATATGTATAAACTAACTTTGCCGTAAGTAGTTGGCGCTTCAAATAACATTACTGGAGTTGTGCCAATTGTTGTTGTGCTATGTCCAACTTGTGGCTGTGCCATTAATCTTCATCTCCTAAAATCATACTAAGTGCGTCCTCGCCTATATCGCGTGTATCTACTACATACGGCGCAATATCGCAAACACAATTTGGGTGTGCTGGCGGTTCCGTATCTCCACTTGGAAATGTTTCGCCAATACGGATAGGCGACACACTTTCGTTTTCCTCGCAAATATCACAAGGGTCGGCAACTAGCCACTCTACCAGTTCCACGCCACTTTCTTCATAAAGTTGCCTACTTGCTGTTGTAACGGCGCGGCTAGTTTCTGTTTGAGCAATCGTTAATGCGCGCTCGCTGTCGCTATCAATTAAATCTGCCACTTCATCTTTGATTTTAGATGGCGCCCAACCCTTTTCTAATGCTCTTGCCAATATTGTGCCTAATCGGTCAAGTGTTGTGCGATTAATGCCTTGAATTGTTACACCGCGATTATCCAAAAGCGTAGATAAGCCACGCGGCTTTCTGACTAACAATGCCGCTGGTTTATTGCCTGCTCGCCATGTAGCCCAGTTAATGTTAGTGGCGCGGCGTAATTGGTCTAATGTAGGCGCTTTACTTATCTTGGCTTTGGCAATTGAACTCATGCCAACATCTTCGCCTAGTGCGTAGCCTTCTAAATAAACACGGCGTAATGCGGCACTTAACGCGTCATCATTTGTGCGCACATGTGTTCTAGCCCATGAACGTGCCTGTTCAGGCGTTAAAGTCTGAAAGTTCATGGCAACAAAATCATCTACAACAGCACTTGTATTAAATGATTCTTTAATGGCGTTTCTAATCAGTTTTGCGTTACGTGCCGCTAATCTGACTTTTGCGCCATTACGTTGCTTCCATGCGCGGTTCATTGTGCGCCTTACGCCAAATAGCGTTCGGCATACCAACGTGCGCTTTCGTAATCTTTAACAGATACGAATTTATTTAACACTTCGGCATACACAACTGGCACTTCTTTGAAATTAAACTGGCGTTCAGGCTCTTGCTTCAAGAATCGCAAAAACTTCTTCAACTCTTGTGCCGCTTTTTCGCCATTAGTAACGTCCTCCGTTACTACTGTTTCTTCTTGTAGTTCAGGCGTTACAAGATTTTCGCCTTCTAAGCCAAGACCGCCAACTGCGTCCTCAAAAGGCTTTATGCCTGATTCTGTTATGAAATAAGAACCAGTTGCCACAGAAATAATTGGCATATCGGCTTCAGGCGCCTCAATAAGTGGCAAGCCTGAACGAGAACGCGCCTCATTAATTGTTAGTGAGCCTGATTTAATTTCCAAATCACGTGTGCGCGCAATTGATTCTAAATCTTGGCGTCCTGATTCCATAAACTTAAATTCAAGTTCGCGTGGCATGCCAAGATATGTGTAAGACAAGTTAGAAATCATTTTGGCAATCCATGTTGCTAACGGAATTGCGCCAATAACTTCTGAAGATTCGGCTTGTCCAAGTTGGAAACCTGCGCCGCCTAAGCCGCTTTTTGGATTAAAGCCAATCTCTGATGGCAAAACTCCAAAGTGACCGCAAATGCTATTTACTAAATAATCATCTAACGTATCTTTAAATCTTTCGCCGTAGCCATCAAATTGAATTGGCGTCATGCCTGCTGGCAATAAACGCACACGCTTACGTTGCTGTGTTTGCCCTGCCAAATCATCATTAAAAATGTTTTCATAGGCGCGTAACAAATCAGGATTATTACCAAAGTTGGCGTCAGTTGCCATTAACAATTCAGGCGTTACGCCATCTGTATATTCGGCACGTAACCATTGCTGACGGCGTAAATAAATATCGGCAACTGCGAGTGCGCGTTCTGTTGGCGAATAACCATAAACAGACATTGAACGGCGATTGCGTATCATGTAAGAAAGTTCATCACTTGTAAATTCGCCATCTGCCGATTCGCCTTCAGTTGGCGCGGCAAATTCACTACGAGGAAAACCAAAAAGAATTTGCTGATAGGCAGGATTTGGCGGTGTAGGGCGCATGCCGCGGTCATCAATAAGTGGCTTAATAGTTGAGCCATCTAGTATCTGTAAGCCGTGTAATTCGCCGCCTACTGTTGCTTGAGGCCATACAGCCCACGCGTCAAGCACAAGAATTTCTTCTAGCGCAATATTTAACCAATCGTTAAACAATAAGCCGTTTGCTTTATCAGGCTGTTCCCAAAATTGGCGCATGCGTGAGATTTCTTCAGTATATCTTTCACGCGCAACTGTCATAGCGCGCACATGAGTGCCGCCTATTTCTGTAATAATCTTTTCGGCACTATCTTCTGCCAAAACAATATCCCAATTTAAGCCAATGATTTTAGATTTTAATACTTCAATACAACGGCGCAATATATCTATTTGGTCTGCCGCCGCGCGTAATGTTTTAAACGGCACTAAACGTGTTTCAGTTACATTTATGTTTTGTGCTACTTGAAATTCGTATTGACGTGGCGCTGGTCTGCCACTATCTGCGATTGGCGGATTAATTGCGCCCGGCACAATTGGCATGCCCGGACTAAACGGCACAGTTGGCGTAATTGGATTACGTGGCAAAGGGTCTGATTGCCCATAAGTTGTATTGGCGCTTTGTGCTTGCCGCATTTGTTGCTCTGTCATTGAAACTGCGCCTACTGGAAGATTAGGTGCTTTAGTAATCTCTTTTGCTACTCGTTCAGCAAATCGGTCTATTAAACCCATTACATTAACCTCTCAAATTATTGCCACACTTAATACAAGTTGCTGCCGTTTTTGGCGATGGCATGCCACAAACAGAACATAATAATGCCATACTTGCTAACGCAATCATACTATTGCCGCCGCTATTTAACTCTGTTATAGCCCACACAAGTGCGTCTAATCGGTCAGGCGATTCTTTACTAAGTGGCGTCCATTCGCACATTTGAGTTTCTAGTTGCTCAAAATAGCCAACATGATGAACTCTGCCTTGTTCATACAATGAAGAAACTGGCTCGGCGCGTAACTGTTTGCCACGTGTTGCCGTTACTTTCTGAACTGGCACAGCCATATCAACTTGCTTAATGACGCTTATTACCATATCACCGCCGTTATTTGTTTCAGCAATTATCTTGTCGGCTTTTAATTCGTGATACAGATTTACGGCTTGGCGCGCCCATGTATCAGGCGAGGCTCTAAAAGATTTATCGTCCAATACATAGTAATGACCATCTGCCGTTAAGCCAGCCGCTACTATGCCAGTTTCGTCTGAATCGGCGTTACTTGTCACGGCAGGGTCAATCGCCACAACTATACGCACAAGTGCTGGAGATTTTTGAACGCGAGCCGTTTCAATCATTTGGCGTGTCCATAATGCGCCTTCAACATCATCAAGAATTTCGCCATATAACTCTTGTCTGCCTAATCGTGTGTTTTCGTAACGCAATTTAAGTTCAGCGAGCGCAGATGGCGCAAGATTCTTGGCGTTATCAAATGTTGAGCCGCGCACTACTACAACTTTGTCACGCGTTATTAAATCTTTTATTAACTTAGTTGGTCGCGGCGTTGTTGTTACAACAGTTTGTGGGTGTGTGCCTAAACGTAACGCAAATTGATATTGGTCCCACGTATCAGGATATTTAAATGCCGCCAACTCATCAAACCAACCGCCGTGAAACTGTGGTCCGCGTAAGCGGTCAGGTTCTTCGCCGCTAAATAACTTTATGCGTGACCGATTGGTTAAAAATATTTCGCCAAAAGTGCGATTGTATTCTCGTAACGTGCCGTATTGTTCAAGTATCTTAATGATTCCTGATTCGCCTTCTGCGCACGTATCTCTAACATCGCCATAAGTAGGCGCAACAATTGCCCATCTTGTGTTAGGTCGGCTTGACGCTTCATACGCCAGCCACTCTGCCGCTGTTCTTGTTTTGCCAGCACCGCGACCTGCCAAGTAAAGCCATACAAGCCAATCGTTATTCTCCGTTGGTAATTGCTCTTGGCGCGCCAGTTGGTGCGTCCATCGCACTCGCCTGCTCGCTATCAAGGAGTGCGACAAGTCTTTTAACTTCGGCGTCAATTGTGTCGCGCTCATAAATATTTACCTCAATTTCTGCCTTTGTAGGCATATCTAAGCCAAGTAGTTTGGCTCGCCTTTCCGCAATCTTTATGTAAGTCAATATTGCTCGCGCTCGCTGTTCAGGCGTGGCACTTGTGTTAATAATGTCGCCCCAAATTGCCGCCTGAGCAATATCTAAGCGGTCAATTTCCATGTTGCGTGTTTCTACTACGTCTTGATACACAATGCGCTCTAAGCCGCGTTTCCACGCGTTGTAGGCGCCACTAGCACTTGCGTAGCCAACACGAACAGCAATTAAGTCAAACGGCAATCCGCCGCGCCTTAACTCTAATACTTTTGCTTCTTTTTCTAACGTTTCAGGTTTTAATTTACTTTTGCCCTTCGGCATTGCCAGTCCTCACTATGTTAATAAACTCTGAATAACGGCAGTTACATGAATCATCTTCGCCAGTATTTGCCAGCCATGAATACGTTCTACGGCAACTTGTATCGTGAGAGAACGTTCTACTGTGCGCCTCTAACTGTGCCGCTATCAGTTCGCGTTGCTCTTGTAGCAATATGCCTACTGTTTTCTCCACGTTTTCACCGCCATATATTCATAGAATAAGTGCCAATTAAATCATTTTTTCGGAAGTGGTGCTAACACTTTCGCAACTTCATAATCGGGCGCGCCTACGTATCTAAATGACGTGGTAACGCGCGCCCTAGACACTCCCATGCGACTTGATAGAGAAGATGTTTTCCCTTGTTTAGCCACTCGGCTAGGCATGCGAATTAGTTCCCAGTTTGGCGACTTGTTTAGATGATGAACTTGCGTTGGGTGGCTGGCTGTCGCATAAACCGATAAGCCTTGCGCTATTAAGCCACTTGCGATTCTTTCGTGAAAAATTCTGCCTAATCCAATGCCTTGAAAGTCAGGTAACACTACGTTACGGCTAAATCTTCTAGCGTTACGAATATGTGCGTTTGGTAATGGCAACATGGCACTAACGCAAGCAGGCTGGTCATCAATCAAGCCAACATAAACGTGCGCCGTCTTATTCAAGTTTTTATCTAAATAGTGATGACGTGCGAATATGGGCCACGCTTCATACTTTGCCCAAATGATTTCAAGGTTAATTTCTGGGCGTCGCCTAAGTGACCTCCATCTAAAGGAGCCAATATGTGGCTCGTAAATCCAATCAGGCTGTAACCATTCTTCAATGTCGTAGTGGCAACCTACGGCAACAAATTTCTGATTACGTTTTCTTACAGCACTAGCAATAGCAACAGAGCCGATTTTGGCAACTGTGCGGTCAATAACGGAAGTGAATTCATCAACAACTGTTATGTCATTTTTTTGCGCCAGCAAACGCGCAATTGATACCCGAAACTGTTCGCCGTTACTTAGTGCGTAATATGGGCGTAGCCAAGCGGGCGGCGAACTAAAGCCAACAGATGAGAGTAATTCTGTTACTTCACGCATAGCCATGTCAGTTGGAAACGCGTCTATTACAGCCTTTTCCATATCCCAATCAAGTGTTTCCGATTTTTTCAAAATATCGCCAAATTTTTCTTTCGCAATTGTTGTTTTGCCAGCGCCGCTTGGACCCACAATTAATCCAACGTTCCAATCGCGTTCGTTCAAATCGGGAATGTTATTTTGAACTTCCGTTACAGACCGCGCCTCGCTATCAATGTCAAATAAGCCTTCTAATTGCATAACGCGTGGTGTGCGAATAATCGGACTTTCAAGCCTAATAATGTTACTCATTTTTTGCCTTTCATTACTTGCCGAACATTACCCTTATGGTTTTATTGCCATAAGGGTTCTGTCCAGCACTCTCTCTTATCGCACTTTGCGATAGTGAGGTGTCGGGTATCTGACCCAACTTTATTAAATGATTATTGCTCGCACTTTCAAGCCTTCTTCAGAAAGGCGTAACAATAATGCCGTTTGTTCATTTTCATCTGCGCACTCAATAACTACTTCATAACGTTCGCCTAAGTCCTTGTAATCAGTATCAGGCAAATTTTCTTTTTCGTTTAACTCAAAATTGCCAAAGCCAAGCGCCTTAATATCCCAATCGCCTAAATCTAATTCGCGCAATTGGTCTAACAGTATTGTGCTATCCCAAGTTGCCATTTCAGCCGTGCGATTATCAGCGAGCGCATAAGCCTTTATTTGTTCTTCTGTCCAGTTTTCAGGCACACGCACAACGTCTAAGCCTTTCCAGCCTATTTTATGCGCCGCTTCAACTGTTCCGTTGCCAGCAATCACTACATTTTCTTTTGTTACAACAATTGGCTTACGTTGCCCAAATTTGCGTAACGATTCAGCAATTGCGTCAATGTTTGCCTCGTTATGCTTACGTGCGTTATTTGAATCAAGTTTTAATTCATCTAAAAGCACAGTTTCTATTTTTTCCATTTTAGCCTTTCGTTAATTTTAAGAAAGAGTGCGCTCAGGACAGGGGAGCGCACTCTTTCATTGCGCGCGTCACTCCGAAGGGACGGACGGAGTTCGCGCTGCCTTTACCTGTGCCACGTCAGCCATTTTGAATAGCGAGCGGCGTTTTTCCTTGCCACATGGGACAAGGATTTTGCGGTAAACCAGTTGCCGTAAATTAACGGCTGAAACTCCAAGAAACTCGGCAGTTGCCACCGAATCAATTATCTCGTCAGAAACGTCATCATTAAATTCCATTTTTGCCTTTCTTAGATTGCCCAAGGGTCATCTACTGGGTCCTCAATTGGTTTTTCGTTGTGCGCCACTTGTGGCTCAGCAACGTTACGCGGAACAATACCGTAAGAATCCGCATTAATTTGTAACGATTTTACAATTTCGTTTTCTTTGTTTGTAAAACTTTCAACACTAAAACGACCTGTAATAATTACACGCGTTCCTTTACGCAATTCATTAGCCGCGCCAGTTGCGTCTTTACCCCACACAAAACAACGAAACCAAATTGTTTCGCCATCTTGCCAATCGTTATTTTTTTTAACGCGTGGAGTGTTGGCAAGATTAAATGATGTTACGGTTACCCCAGTTGGTGTTAAACGTAATTCAGAGTCGCCGCCTAAATTGCCAGTAACAGTAATAATTCCTTCACCAGCCATATTGTTCCTTCCTTTCCAAATAAACGTAAGTGCCTTCCGCGCTAAGTGTAACAACAGAGCCGTTAGCAAGTGTTAATGGATATTCACTCGGCTCTGCGTGTCTTGGCACGATTAATCCTAATTCGGTGGCAACTTTTATATTCAGATGAACACTATCTGTGCCGAGATTGTGGCATTTATGATGTAACGCAACTAAATTATCGGCTGTATCTTTTCCGCCACGCGAGCGCAACTTTCTATGATGTAAAGCAAAATCTTCAGTTAAGCCAAACCCACATTTTTCACAGTAATGTTGGCAACGTGTCAGAATTAAATCGCGTAATGCTTGCCAATCCGTCATGCGCCGTCCTTTGTGATTATGAAGATGGGTTAATCGGTATAAGTATTGAAATAATCGTCTATGACGGCTTCGGCATTAGCCAAACTGCGGCGTAACTTTTCTTTATCAGTAAATTTAATCCATACGCCTTCATTATCGCCATACTCTTTTACGGCAGTTAATTTAACTACTTGCTCATCATCTTCATAAGCAACGCCAGTTAAACCATCAAGCACAGCGCGCGATAATTTATCTATGTCTGGGCGTATGTATGGCTCATTGCGCGTTACAGTTTTTGGTTTTTTAAGCACAAACGTTAAATGAATTTCTACGCCTTGTTGTGCTTTTTGAAAGATAGCCGAACGTGCTTTGTTGGCAATATCAGCGCGCCATAACGCTAAATCTTGTGCGCGCACATGAATAGCGTGTCCGTTAATAAATTTTAGGGAGCCTTGTGGAACTGGTCTGCCGCTTACGAAAAAGTCGGCTTTAATACCAGTTTCTTCTTTGCCAATGTTGCCACGCGGCACAAGGGGTTCCATAACGGTGCTCAATATAGCGCAATCCGTTATTAATTTGAGCCATTGGGTGCTTATTCTTCTCTTTTAACATTTGGGCAATTCCAAACGCTGTGCTGTGCGGATTATCGGCTAAATGATTCCAGCCTGATTCTTTGCCCCATAATCTTGCTAGGCAAACATATTGTTTTTTGTTCCAGTTGTATTTTTTAAGCGCAATTCGTGCGTAATCTTTTGGATTATTCATCGCAAGATTCTGTAACAGTTGAATTTGCGACATTTTAGGCGCCTGTGCCTCGGCAGGGCTGGCTAGTGATAAAAACATGCCGATTATTGCTATAAACGATACTTTGATTTTTTTGATGTGTTTCATATTGCTACTCCTTACAGAGTGCGAGTTTTATTCGCCTCTTGTTTTTCGTAGTTTTCTGTATTTTTATATGATGAACGCTCTCTTAGGCGTTGTGCCATTTCTTCACTACTGGCAGATGTGCGTTGTATGTGCGCTCTTTCAGGGTCACATACCGAGCAGAATTGAACGCCATCATACCAAGTTTCCACTTTTGTTTCCACGCCGTTACGCGTAACAATTTTTGTGTCAGAATAACGGACGTGAATCCAGCCGCGCTCGCAACCATCAGTATGTGTGCAACGGCAATTAACTTTACGGCAATGATTTTCGTTTGTCCCTAACATTACAGTTCCTTTCTTAGTGCGTTGAGTGCTTGGTCTAGTGCCATTTCATGCCCTTCTTTGTAAATAAACGCCAACTCATTTGCCGGCGTATCTGTTATGCGTAATTCTTCAATCTCGCGTAACAGTTTAGATATGAATTCAAAATGGTCAATTTGCGCCATGCGTTTTGCCTAACGCTATATCGGCACAAATGGCTTGAACACCGAGTAAAGCGTTATCAATGCCACCACTTATTTTCATTATCTTTGCGCGGTTTTCTAACGGTTTAAAATCGCAAATATCGTTATAGATTTGTAGCCGTATTTGTTTTTCAAGTGTTTTTATTACTTGCTTTGCCAAGTCTGTGGCTTGTTCGTTTGGCGTGTCTAGGCGTAGTTGCCCATCTTCAACATACCAATGATTTTCTTTACAATTGTTTTCCATTTTGCCGCCTTTCTGCCGTGCGCCTTGTTGCGCGGATTAAACAACTGCGCAATTAATTTTGCGCCGCCTTTTCCTTATACATGTTTTGCGCCACTCGGTAAGCGTAACTAACCAAATCAGTTAAGTCTTTGCTCGCCGCTTCATCAATTGCTAATAAGGCTATACGACCAAATCTCTTAGTCATTTGCCCAATTCTGCCAATTTCTTGACTTGATAACTGGCGCGTTTGTAGTTCAGCCACATACCAAGCGGTTAGTGCGATACAGCCGCCTATATCGTTATTGGTGTGTAACTTATCCCACTCATCTTCAACAAGCCGAGATAGATTCCATGCGTTAATGCCATTGGCTCTCGCTTCAGCAAGTTTGTTTGAGATATTTTCTACGGCAAGTTTGGCACTAGCCACTCTCGGCGCAGGTAGTTCTTTAGTATTTATCTCTGTATTCTGTGTTCTGTCCTCTGTATTCTGTATTCTGTATTCTGAGGACGTAACTAACGCGTTATCCCAATCGTCATCACCGCCTTCCGATTCCGCGTTAGTGTTTTCTTGTGTTTTTTGGCGTTCTCTATAACGCTTTTGGCGCTCACGTGTTAAAGACCGCTTTTGTTCCACTTCACTCTTAGATGTTTGATGTGCCAAATAATCGTGAATACGAAATCCGTTATTTTCAACGTCATCTAGCCATAAACCAACGCTTGATAGTTCGGCAATCGCCGCCATATCTCCGTTAGCCAGCCTGCTTGCTATTGACATTGGCACAAATCCGTCTGTCAAATAACGACCTGCGTAACACAAGCCACTTATATGAACACGAAATGCCAAGTCAGATAGTCCAACAATTTTGGGGTGGTCGGGGAATCCATCATCTATTTTTACCCATGTTGCCATGATTAAACCTTTCTTAGTCCTAGTGCTATATCGGCGGCTTCATTCCAAATCGCCTCTATAACTTTCCAATGTTCGGCACTTTCTGTCATGTTTTTATCTTCAAACATTTCTTTCCAATAACAAGATTCCGAGGCGCGTTGTCTTAGTTGTTTTTCAATCAAATCACGCACTTCTTGCTCTGTTAGCGGTAAAAAACGTTCCATGTTGTATGAGGAACAAGTCGGCTGATGTGCTTCCGCTATATGTTCATTACATTCCACGCAAAGATTTTCGTTTGTGTATGGCATTATTTCACCGTCAATCGCATAGAAGAATCTCCTTGCTTTGTCGGAACAAAACCTAGGAGTTTTTTGACTTCTTGCTCATCAACACTTGTGCGCCCATTGATTTGGCTCCAAGATACTTTGACGCCATCAGGCGTTACGCCATTAACGTTTTCCAATGCCGCTTTAACGCCATCTTTTTGTGACGTTAATTCTTTTATTTGGCTGTCTAGTTCCAAATAACGCTTTACGGCAGAAATTACTGTTGTATCTTCAATAATTTCGCCTGTAAATTCTTTTCCCTTGCCACCACACTTCTCGCCAAAATACGGACAATAATGTTGGCAAAATTGTGCCGCGTAGCGTTCAGGTTCGGGTGCCGTGTCACGTGATTGAACGTCACGTAGCCAAGCAATTGCCTCTAAAGCAATTTGCTCGTTGTATTCCTCTGTGTGTATCTTAATTTGGCGTTCATCGCCGTCACGTGGAATGGCTACTAGAGTTACAGTTTTTGGCGTAGCGTTGCCAGCCTTCTGAATAAGCCACGCATAAACTTGAACCTGCCAACGTTGTTGTTTGCTTGGAAAATAATCTAAGTTTTTTAACTTGGTTGTTTTCCAATCTACAACGGCTCCAATTTCGGGAATATACAAATCAACATGACCTTTTAAGCCGTCATATTCCAATTCTTCTTCCAGCCAGTATTCACCCCATGATTCTTTTACTAACGCTTCCTCAATCATTTTGTGAATTGCTGTTCCCATTAATGCTGGCAGGCGTAACGTATTTGTATTAGTTTTTTCTGCCTTGTTGAGTTGTAGCCATACTTGTTTGCGACAACCGCCTAATTGCGATACACCGATTTGCTCTTGTTGTGAGCGTTCGCGGTTGTTATCGTAACTTGTAAGTGCTTTCATTAACACTTCATCAATTTTCATAACTATGTTCCCTTCCGCCTAGTTTGTATGCCAATGTGTAAGCCATTTCGCTAAACGTTTCATCGGCAATTTGATTTACTGCTTTACTGTTATTAAAACGTTCCACAATAGATGACCATTGGGAATTTGTTGCTTCACTTATGCCCATCTCGGATAAAATGGCATTTAATTCTTCTTTTTCGTAGAAGATTAAACACAATTCTGCCGTGTCGGGCATATCTTTTATTATTTCTTTTAACTGTCCTACTTTCATTTTTTCCTTCCTACATTTCTAAACTGGCTCTAACGGAAGTTCCGATAGAACGTGCAATATCTACTTGCGTTCTAATACGCGTGGCATTAGCGCGCGCCGCTTTAACGGTTGCCTCTGCCACGTTTAGTGCCTGATACTGCTCGGCACATAAAACAAGTGCTTGGTCATTAACGTCTTGAACACGCAACTTATCGTTTATGTATGACAGCCGCGTTTTAGCCACCGCTATTTCATAAGTGGCTTTTGCCTTGTGATAGGCGTGTTCGGCTTGTTCTAAATAGGCATGTGAATCATCAACCTCTTTAGATAATGTTGCCAGCCTATTTTCTATAGCCTGTGGTGTAACCATTTGGCTTATCCTTTCCAGTATTGCCACAAATTGAACATTGCGCCAACGGGTCTGTTTTCCAGTTGGCGCAATACCAACAGCGATATGGCTCGTTACTCACTTTTTCCATGAGCAATTACGCCAATTATGATAATTAGTGCTTCATCTTGCGAGAAGCCAGCGAGTATTAAATTGCCATACAACTCAAACAATTTATCTACTGGAATAGCCAATTCAAACTCTTTTTCTTTTGCGATTGGCTTAATTGTTATTTTTGTTTGTGTTCTTTTTGTTGCGCCATTTGAGTAGATTTGCTCAAAAAAGGCAAGTGTTTCTTTATCTATGTCCATTACATACTCCTAATTGTTCGTAGTTCAAACACGTTTTCCCATTGTGGGTTGTTGGCAATAATGAGCCGTGAATAATGTGGCGCATAATTGTTATTTATCTTGAAATCAGAATTGGGGTCATCTGTTTCCATGTAATAGTTCCAGCGCAAAACCTCAAATAACATTTTGATACCGATTTTGCGCCTTCCGCGATTAACCATTTCTCTAGTCATTGATTCCAATGCCGTATAAACCTGCGGATTAAGTCTGTGAAATTCTTCAAACTTATCCGCAGGTGATATGACGCCAGTTAGATTTAATTCCAAATTATGGAATGAATTAGACATTAGTTGCGCCTAAATTATCTTTAAGTGCTTGTAACGCCGTTAGTTTGGTGCGCCGCATTAATATCTCGTTTTTGAGAGTTGTCGGCTCATCATTGTCCGTTGGCTTAAATTGATAATCTAAATAGGTTTTATGGCGTTCATATAACGCTTTTAGTGCCTCAATAGATTCAATTGCGTCTGCCTCGTCCAATATCTTTCTTAAATCAACAGTTAATTCTGCGCTTGCCACAAATTGCTTTGTAGGCACTTCAACTGTTGCGATAACTGGCGTTTGGCTTGTTACGTCAGCCTGTTCCATTTCTTCTGCCGTATAGATACCCGACAAATCATTTGGAAATGCTTTACGTAACGCCAACGATTCGGCACATTTAGCCAACATAACGTCAGCCATCTTGTTCCATAAGCCCATTGGCTTGTTGTCCTTGCCAAGTGGGCAATATGAATCAAAACGCGCCACAGCCCAAAGCGGTTCGGAGAATCCTTTACGGAATACGCCGACTTTTGCCGCGATAGGCGGTGTTGATTGAAGCCATACGTCTGTCCATTCGCCATCTTCGCCACACCAAAATGGTCCAGCCTGTCCAGCGTATTCGCCACTACGTTGCGCCACGATACGTAATCCATCAATACTTGCCTGAATTGTGTATCTGCCGCCGCGATTAATCATGTAAATCTGCCTAGCGAAAGGGTCAAGACCAGTTCGCTGTGCGAAATGTAGAAAAACTGCCAAGTCGCCTTTTGGTGCGCCTTGTAGTCCTAATTGATTAAGTGCGGCGATTTGTTTATCGTCCCAAAACGCTTGCTCGGTTGATACGGCAAGTGTTGCGTTATTACTCATTTGTTTCTCCCTTTGTTTTCTTTTCGCGTGACAAATTCAACCGATGAACAGTTGGATTTAGTTCGGCATGTGATAACGCGTCAATGATTACGGCACTTGCGTGTTCGCGTAATTCTTCTCGGCGTTCTTTTGGTGTTTGCTTTACTGCGCCTTCTTTCGGTTCAGGCATATCTACTCCGATAATTGCCTTCACTTTGATACGTGCCATTGGTTTGCCTTCCTTTGGTAAATAACCACCGCAATTTGCGGCGGATTAAACAACTGCGCCTAAAACCACGCCACTTGGCACTCGGTTGTAGTTGCGTTTGGTCGTAAATCGCAATTCACATTAAAATGTAAGAAGAATTGCGCCACGAAAAAGCCAGCCACTAAAGACACGACAAAAACTAGGCGTCTGCCTCTAAGTGTTAATTTGCTGTCATTATTAAGGCGAATAAGAATCATTACGCCACTTGCGAACGCCATAGAAAATAAAATGGCTATTACATTACTTATCATTTGGGTTGCCTCCAGTTGTAGATGATACTTGAAAAAACGATTAGGAACGTCATAGGCGCGTTAGCCATTTATGTAGCGTGTCTTTGTGTCACTACATAAAAGCCAACGCGCCTAATCGGTTAGTTTGGCTGGTTAGTTAATTACAAAAGAGCCAAGATTTTATTCTTGAATCTATCGCCACTTCCATTAACAATACGTTCGGCACGTGCCATGTCAGCGTCCTTTGAGCGAACTGGCTTTGCCCAATCGGAATACTCCACAAACGTGTTGTAAGCCGCCCACTTAGTATTCTTAATGTTGGCTTGTGTTGGTGCGTTCCATAAGCCCATTAGCGCGCCACGTGCTTGTGTAGCCATAGTAATGGCACGTGGTGATTCTTCCTTTGGGTCAAGTGGCACTACATACTCAACTAACTTGGCGAACTCTTTGTCCGTCATTGATTGGTTAAGTAATGTTTCCGCTTCTTTCTCAAATTCAGCCGAATACTTAAATGTAACTTTAAGTGCTTCACGTGCCGCTTGAATCTTGCCGCCAGCGGAAGGTGTATGGCGAATTGAGTATTTAGATTTAGCCGCGCGTAGTGCCGCCGTTAATGTGTTCTGACATACAACGCGGATTGGCGTAACACAAACACTAAATGATGATGAGCCATCATGTGTGTTCCATGCCATCAAATACATATCAATGGCATCCACGCCACCAATTTGTAATCCTTCGGGCATTTTCATAGTCATAAACACTTTACGACCATTATCAATTGAGCCAGCCGTTTCAAAAACTGCGCCTGATTCGTCAGCCACATAATTAAGAAACGAAAACGCTTCCGCGTTCTGAACTGGCGTGTAACGATTACCAACCACGCCAAGTGCTTCCGCTACGCCAGTTTTTGGGTGACGGCGATAAGTAATGAATCTATCGCTGTGCGTAACTTCTTCCATTGAACCTTGTTCCATTGCTGAATCGCCCAACATTGGAATCATGGTTGAAACTGGGTTTTCTGATTTGATTACGTCCCAGTTTAGATAAGCGGTTTTAAGTGCTTCTTCCGCTGTTAGTGCGCCTTCTGTAACTGTGCCGAGTTTGTGCCACGCTACTTCTCGCGCGGTGAAGAAAGCGGTTGTGCCATCTTCAAACTCCTCTAGTCTGTGTGCCATTATTTCTGTCCTTTCGTTGTTGTTAGTTGTTGTGCGTATTGCGTTAAATCGTTGGCAACTGTTTGCGCTATCTCAAACGTATTACCAACGAAACTTGGTGCTGGCAGAATTGCCATAATTTTTGCTGATGAGGTTAAAAATCTTGCTTCGTTATACCATTTAGTAAATTCTGAGAATTTAATAACGGCATGTTGTTCAGATTTAACCCAACCAACAAGTTTTGCGTAGTCGTGATAATGCCCATTTGGCGAACAAACCACGTAACTATCTGTAACTGTGCTTGTCATTATTCTGCCTCCACGTTATCTACTTGGTAATCGTCATCTTCTGTGCCATCGTGTTCCAAATTGTTGCTTACTTCATAACTAATGGCGTCAAGAATTTGGCGCTCGGCATCTTCTTCACTATCTGCCTCAACGCCTGTAATAGTAAATGTAATGGTTACATTTGCTGAGTAAGTGAATTTGAGTTCTTGTGCGCCAATACGATTGAGTAAATCGTTAATGTCGTCCACGTCCATTTCAACTGTGGCGTTTTTGTCGCCATCTACTTCATCTTTGAAATATTCACGAACGGTGTTGCGTAGATTGCCAATCTCGGCACTTGCTTTCCAATATCTATCGGTGTATGACTCCTTAGATTCCTTTAGAGAATCTACTTGCGCCAATAGTTTGTCAATCTCAACCAATAACGCCTCGCCTTGTAGAGTGTTAATTAGTTGTTCTGCTTTTTCACGTGTTGTTACTGTATTTGTTTCCATTTGCCTGTCCTTTGTTTGTGCTGATGAGCCTCATCAGTAGTGGCATTTACCACTAGACGTGCCAAATATGTGCGTTGCTTAAACAATTGCGCATATTTGGCACGTTTCGGCTTAATCGGTGAGGTATCTTTCCTCGCTATTAATACATTTGGCGTCAGGACAAAACATAAGTTTGACCCAAGTGCCAGTTATTACATCTTTACCACATGCGCCACAACGTATTTTGCCTGAACGTTGTGGCGCTTTATCTGCCTCTACTTTAGACATTGGCGCTTTCCTTTTCTTCTATCTTGTTGCCATCTTTATCTACATAAACAATTTCTAGCGGAATCTTGTTTAACTCCAAAACCCATAACATGCGGAATTGGTCGGGAGTTAAAAACGCCGCTAAGTGCTGAATAAGTGTTTCCATGCCATCTGTTTTACGGAACACTTTAAGTGCTGTATCAATATCACTTGCGTTTGCTTGATAGTTACGTTCTGCCTTTGTTGTTGCCATTTTTATTACCTGTCCTTTTCTTGTTAGTTAGTTAAGCGAACCAAACTTTTTGATTCGCTGTCTTGCGTTATACTTTGCGTCCTTGATAGATGACGCATAAAACGTGCGCTGTCCCAAATACAAATCGCCAAGCCATGCGTCAATCTGAACTGCGCGTGGCTCTGCTTCTGGTCGGATTACTTTGTATTCAACCTCGCGTAATGTTTTGTCGTCCATTTGTTATGCTCCCTTGATTAAGTTAATTGCTGATTTGATTCCATCTATTTGTCCAACAAGCCACATAATGTGTTCATCTGTGCGATTGTTGTTTTCTGCGTAGTAATCGGCTTTGTCATCTTGTAAGTTAGAAATTAAATTTTCTAACTGTGTTAATAGATTGTGTGTCATTTGTTATGCCGCCTTTCGTGTTTTGATTACTTTGCCATTAGCGTCACGCTTGCCAGCCACAATGTCATCAATAAAATCAATGAAATAGTCGGCGTCAAAATTGCTATTTGCTTCTTTGGCTACTTGGCAGAAACCTTGAATTGCCTGAGTTGTGCCTAGTAGTTGTTGTGCTTTTTGGTCCACGTCCCAATCGCTGTTACAGATTGTTTGGCGAACTTGTGCGAACTTAATTGCCATTGCTATGAAGTGCTTCTTAGTCATTTGTTTATCCCTTTTGTTTGGCTGTCCTCGTCAGTAGTGGCGCGCCAATTAATGCCACTAGACCGCGCGACTTTTAGTGCCGCGCGGTTTCGGATTTATGTGCTGTCCTAGTTAGTTATGTTCTAAGGCTGGTTCGCCATTGGGTCCTTCGCCGCTATCAAATAACTTCCAATCGGCGTCACTCGCTCGGCACATTGCTGTGCGTCATGGCGTCCGATTATCTGTTACAACTTTACGGCGGGTCACAAACTTGCCAAAAGTATTACAACGCCGCCGATTCGGTCACGTGGCGAATACCAAACTGT